ACCGTTTCACCCGAATTGCCGCACCACATTTGTCCTGCTGACCAAACTCAATGAGATGTTCGCCAAGGGCGCTACCCGGGCTTCCGTGGGCGCAGATGGAGCTGGGCAGGTCAGCGTGAGCCTCGACTATTACCACTGGCTTCAGCAACAGCCAGCGGCGTTTCAGGACGTGGCAATCGGGCCGGTACGGGCGAAGCTCTTCCGCGAGGGCGGGTTAAGCGTCGAACGCTTTGCAGAGCTCCAACTCGATCGCAACTTCGCGCCATTGACACTGGTGCAGATGAAAGCGCTGGAGCCGCTGGCGTTTGAGCGTGCGGGATTATGATTGCTTGATCAGCAGCCTTTTCTCTGGGAGTCCAGGTCTTCCATGTACTGGTAATACGCGTCTTTCCACTCTGTTACGAGTCTCTCGTATTCCGAGGTTATGAAGACAGGTCTTTCGAAAGATTTGTAGTCTGAAACCCTAACAGTCAACCAATCGGATAGTTCTCCGGATTTTTCACCCAGCGCTGTTTTGGTCAGCAACATTAATGAATATCCGGATCTGGAGAACGCCTCTACGTAAGCAGGTTTTTTTTCATAAAAGCCAGGCGAGGCACTTCCGGTTGTGAGCGAAGCCAGCGAGGCCATGAAGGCGTCACTTTTAATCCTGGCGTATTCCTCTCGTTTGTCGAGACGACTTATACAACTGAGCTTTTCGCTCGATCTCGTCGTTTGGGCGCTGCTAACCCATGTAGAGACGCTCGTCGTCAGTACCCCAGCAAGTGTGATTAGCGAAGAAAAGGCCGCGATTTTGAACGCGCTCTTCAAATCTCTCTCGGTTTTGTCTTTTGGCTCTGCAGATGGCATTTCAGCACCTCAATAAAAAGCGGCATTGAAAGGCTTCATTGACAGAAACGCAACGTAACCCGCTCAGGCGGGTTTTTTTACGCCTGCAAAGCAGGCAACACATACCTAAGGGGTGCATCAACGTGGCAGAAGAAAACGAAATCGACTTGGACAATCCGGCAATCAAGGCCGCTATCGCGACTGCCGTTGAAACCTCTGTTTCTGGTCTGAAAACCAAAAATTCCGAGCTGCTGGGCAAGCTGAAGGAAACCACCGGCAAGCTGACCCAGTTCGAAACTCAGTTCGAGGGTATCGACATCGACGCCGTCAAAGGCTTGCTCAGCCGGGCCGGCCAAGACGAAGAAACCAAGCTGCTGACAGAGGGCAAGGTTGACGAGGTGTTCAATCGTCGTACTGAGCGTTTGCGTGGCGACTACGACAAGCAGTTGAAGACCGTCACCGCGCGAGCCGAAAAAGCCGAAGCATTCGCCGCCAAATTCCAGGGCAAAGTCCTGGGCGATTCGGTACGCGGTGCGGCACTCAAAGCCGGCGCACTGCCGGAAGCAACTGACGACATCATCCTGCGCGCCAAAGGCGTGTTCTCGCTGAACGAAGAGGGTGAAGCGGTCGCCGTTGATGAATCCGGCCAGGTCATTCTCGGCAAAGACGGCAAGACCCCTCTGACCCCGCTCGAATGGGCGGAATCGCTGCGCGAAAGCGCGCCTCACCTGTGGCCAAGGGCTTCAGGGACACAAGCCCCGGGCGGGGGTAGCGGCCAGGCTGCATTCAAACGCTCCGAAATGACTGCCGAGCAAAAGCGCGACTACCAGCGCAAGCACGGCCAAACCGCATACCTGCAATTGCCCAAGTAAGGGGATCCACCCATGCCAACAACTGTGAACAGCGACCTGATCATTTACAACGATGAGGCGCAAACCGCATACCTGGAGCGTGTCCAGGACAACCTCGATGTGTTCAACACATCGTCCAACGGCGCGATCGTGCTCGACAACGAGCTGATCGAAGGCGACTTCCGCAAGCGCTCGTTCTACAAGATCGGCGGCTCGCTGGAGCATCGCGACGTCAACTCCACCGGTAAGGTGACCGCCAAGAAAATCGGCGCGGGCGAAGCCGTTGGCGTCAAGGCGCCGTGGAAGTACGGTCCGTACCAGACCACCGAAGAGGCATTCAAGCGCCGTGGTCGTTCGGTCGACGAGTTCTCCCAGATCATCGGCGCCGACGTTGCTGACGCCACTCTGGAAGGTTTCATCCAGTACGCCACTGCTGCTTTGCGCGCCTCGATCAGCTCCAACTCTGACATGGTGGTTTCGGCCAATATCGAGACCGACGGCAAGAAGACCCTCACTCGCGGCATGCGCAAATTCGGCGACAAGTTCGGCCGTATCGCACTGTGGGTCATGCACTCCAGCGCTTACTTCGACATCGTGGACGAGGCGATCGCGAACAAGGTCTACGAAGAGGCGGGTGTCGTCATCTACGGCGGCCTGCCAGGCACTCTCGGCAAGCCGGTGCTGGTCACCGACACCGCGCCCGCAGATGTGATCTTCGGCCTGCTGCCAAACGCTGTGGTGATCACTGAATCCCAGGCGCCCGGCTTCCGTTCGTACGCGGTGAACGACGAGGAGAACCTGGGTATCGGCTACCGCGCTGAAGGCACCGTCAACATCGATGTTCTCGGCTACAGCTGGAAGGAAGCCGCTGGTGGTGCGAACCCAACGCTTGCCGCCGTGGGCTCGGCTGCGAACTGGGTCAAGCATTCCAACAGCAACAAGGTGACTGCCGGCGTGCTGATCACTCTGACCACTACGCCACCAGCCGGCGGCTGAAACTGGCCTTACAGCGGCCAGCAATGGCCGCTACGGAGACTTTTATGGAACTGGTTTACTCCACTCAGAACTCGGACTTCGATCCGGAAAAGCGGTACCGCAATCCGGCGCACTTTGATCGGCCTGAAGCGGGCGTGACACACGCAGTTGTGATTGGCGATTGGCCGAAGGTGGTCGACGCTTATGAGGCGCTTGGCGTTGAGGTCTCGGTGACGAAGCCTTTGATCAGCGACCCAGTTGATTTAGGTGGCTCTGCGGTCATTGCCAGTCTTGAGCAGGACAACGCCACGCTGCGCGCCGAGCGCGACGGCATCCTGCGATTGATCGACGCCGCCGAGGGGCAATCGGAGCTGGAACATCCGGGCGCGGGAGAGCTGCCGATCCGTCTGTTCGGTGCGCTGAAAGCCATTCATGAGGGTTTCGAAACCCTTACGGGTGAACGTGACAACTTGGCGGGCGAGGTTGAATCCCTCCGCGCTGAAGTCGCCCGTCTCAAGGCTTCAGCGGAACCGGTCGACAATGCCGAGAAGATCGCGGTCCTCAAAGCCCAGCTCGACGCCGCTAAAGTGCCGTATCGGGCGAACGCTTCGGTAGAATCGCTGGAAAAGGCAGTTGCTGACCTGCAGCAGGCGTAACAATCCGGGTGCCCGTTAATGTGGCGCCCGATCCAGAACACCATAGCGAGCTGATTCATGACTCTCATCATCGAGGACGGTACCGGCAAGCCTGACGCCGAAAGCTACGCATCCGCCGAGGATCTGGCTATGTACGCCGTGAAGTTCGGTGTGATCATCCCGGCAGGTGTGCCAGCACAGGAAGCGCTGCTGCGCCGGGCCGCGGTGGCAATGGACGGCATGACGTGGAAAGGGCGAAAGTCCAACAGCGAGCAGGCCCTGTCCTGGCCGCGCCGTGGTGTCGAGCTGGATTATGAGATCAAGCCTGACAACTACCTGCCGGCACGAATCCAGTACGGCCAGATGGCGCTCGCTGCTGAGATCCACACCGATGACGTCGACCCGATCGAGAAGCGCAAAGGCGCGGTAACGCTTGAGCGTGTCGAAGGGGCAGTGACTCGCGAGTACGCGACGATCCCGAACAACAGCGGCCGACTGTTGCCGGCGGCGCCGGATCGCCCGAGCGCGACGCAGTTTGCCGACTACCTGCAAAAGCGTGGTTTGTTCGCTGTTCGGGCCTGATACATTGGTCTGATCACCGTCAGGTAGCCGACCATGAGCATCGAAGACGAAAAGTTACGTTTGAAATTCACTGATGAAGAATGGCTTGAGATCGAAATTCAAGCTGCATCTATGAAGATGAGCGTCCAAGAATATCTGCGGATGATTCTAAAGGAGGGCATCGCCGAAATGATCGGCGAGCCTGATCCAGCCAGAACTCTTCATTAAAAATTCTGACGGCCTGAATTCAGGCTAAAACGCTTGGAGCCACCATGGCCTTCTATGACGAAATGGCCGTGATGGCTCTGGAGATGATCACAGAGTTCGGCCAACCCGTGACCATCAGCAAGACGGAGCCGGGCGAGTACGATCCTGAAACAGGTGGGGATTCACCGGGCGCCACCATGGAGCAGACCACCCAAGGCATCCTGCTCGATTTCACTGGTCAGGAATTTCAGAACAACAGCCTCATCAAGCAGGGCGACAAAAAGCTCAAGATCGCCGCGCAGGGGCTGGAGTGGGTGCCTGAGTTACTGAACAAGGTCGTTGTTCAAGGTCGCACCTGGTCAATCGTCCCCCCCTTGAAAGAAATCAACCCGGCCAGCACGCCGATTCTCTACGAATTGCAGGTGAGGTCATGAGCCGGACGGGCGCCGGTCAATCCGGCAGCTTCGCCCTGAGCCTCGCAGAGTTTGCGGCCCAGACCAGCGAAGCCATCGACGCCAGTGTGCGCGAGATCATCATTGAGGTCGGCAGCAGCCTGATCCGCATGTCTCCAGTGGGCAACCCGGAGACCTGGGCGCAGAACGCTGTAGCAACCCAGTACAACAAGGCCGTCGACGATCACAACAGCGCGCTGCGCAGTTATCCAGCCAACCTCACCAAGGGCGGCAGGCTCAAGAAAGGCCGCAAGCTCAACGACGGTATGGACATCAAGGCGCCTGAAGGCTACGTCGGCGGCCGGTTCCGCGCGAACTGGCACATTTCCCTCGGTGTGGTCGAAAGCGTCACCTTCGACGAGGTTGACCCGAGCGGCGCCGAGACTACCGCGGCGCTGGTAGCAGCAATGAGCGACTTCTCCGCCGGCCAGATGGCCTACATCATCAACAACTTGCCTTACGCGATTCCGCTGGAGTTCGGTCATTCGACCCAGGCCCCCGGCGGCATGGTTCGGGTAACCGTGGCTCGCTTCCAGCAAATCGTGTTGGAGGCCATTAGGAACAACCAGGTATGAGTCACGCCATCATCGCCTCAATCTACGAGGCAAAGCTGATCGCTTGGAACAATGCCAGGCCGGAGAAGCTGAAAATCGTTTTTGAGAACATGCCCTACACACCCACAGCGGGCGAGACTTACCTGCGGGCGTTCACCATTCCGGGCGACACGGCGA